AGCGCCCGCCGAAGGCGGCGTGACTTATACCCCTGTGGAGGAGGGGGTTTGGGGCGAGGGGCCCGCAGGCCCTTCCCCCAAGCGCCGCCCCTCTAAAATTTCAAAATGGAGCGATTCCGCTCTGAATCAAACCGCTTTCCTTTGGTAAGGGGAAAGCGCGGGGTCAACTTTGCAGCAGACGATGTCCCGGATAACTGGAATTTCAACGATAGTAACCCGTGCCTGCACCATGGCGGTAACTATAACCAGAACCAGAATCACGGGCCTTTCTACGTGAATTACAACAACGCGTCGAACTCCAACTCCAACATCGGCTGTCGCCTTCTTGAAGCAGACGCAGGTCGAAGGACCTGTCGGGTATGGCTAAACCTCCTTTTGGTAGTCAGGGTTCCTCACCCTTTCTATTACGCATCGTTGACCGCGCAGCACTTGCTGAAGATGAGCCGTCAGGACACAGCTTAGTACACTTCGGGCCGGGTCCCGCCCCGGAACCACCCGCGGCGATGGAACAGTTGTGAGGCTACAAGGAGGAACACTATCCCTGATGAAACGAGTTAGAATTTACCAACAAATCATTTCCGATGAAAACCTGCGCCTGGCCATTCAGGATGTCAACCGGGGACACCGGCGCAACGGCGACCACAGCCTGAACAAGAAGGTCATGGAAATTGAGGCGCACATCGATGAATATGTGGTGAAACTCCGCAGGTTCATCGAGGACCTGGTGGCCGGGGACGAGCATATGCATAAACCACTGCAACGGCGGAAATGGGACCGGAACGCGGACAGCGGCAAAGGGAAATGGCGGGATATCAACGAGCCGCTTTTGTGGCCGGACCAGTATGTCCACCATGCGGTGGTGCAGCCCATGATTCCGCACATCAGGCGGAGCATGGACAAGTATTGCATCGCAAGCGTGCCGGGGCGCGGCAACTCCTATGGCGTAAAGGTTTTGAAGAAATGGATGAAGAACGACCCTGTGGGCACCCAATACTGCGCGGAGTGCGATATTCACCACTGCTTTGTGGAGGTGGACCCGCCGTATGTCATCCATGCGCTGAAACGTCTGTTCAAGGACCGGGAAACGCTCTGGCTGTGCGACGCGCTGATGGAGTACGGAGTCCTAATCGGCGCGTTCTTCTCCGCATGGTTCCTGCATCTGCTGCTTCAGCCGCTGGATCTGATGATCCACCAAAAGCAATACGGCGTGAGCCACTATCTGCGGCAGATGGATAACTTCACCATCTTCGGCTCCAATAAGCGGAAGCTGAGGCGGCTGCTGGAGGACGTCCGGGCATGGCTGGCCGAGGTGGGTTTGCGGTTGAAGGGAAATTGGCAGATCTTCCGGGTTGGCTTTACGCCGAGGGTAGAGAAAGCCCACGACGCCCTGCCTGAGAAAAAGCAGCGGCACCGCCGGCCAAGAATCCCGTCTGCCTTGGGTTATCGTTTCGGGCATGGGTACACGATCCTCCGAAAGCACAACCTGTTCCGGCTCAAGCGGGCGCTGCACACCTACTACCACCGGAGAGACCGGAACCGGGTCATTTCGTTCAAGAGGGCATCCGGACTGATCTCAAGACTGGGGCAGCTCCGCAAGTGCAACAGCCAGCGAATATTGGAGCGGTATTACCAGCCGAATACCATGTTCAATCTCAAGAAAGTCGTCCGAAGGGAATGTCGGCGGCTGCAACGATTATATCCGCCTTATCGGGCGGCCTGAAAGGAGTGGCACCTATGAAAGTACAGGGAATGGTCGATCCGGGGAAGTTTACCGTGGAGCAGATCCCGGGAACCAACCGAAGCCTTGTACGGCTGTTTCAAAATGTGAAACCGGTAGAAATCGAGGAGTTCACCGGATATGAGTACGACGAGTACCATGTGGAGGTGGAAACCTGGGACGGCATTGTCCAGAACGTCCGGAACAACTATGAGGAGTTCCTGAAGAAAGGCATGGACAATGAGATCGACCTCAGCAACGAGGCTCTGTATCAGGCGCAGTCCAAGACAGACAGCGCCATGCGAGACATGGACGCCATGAACGTGGATCAGGAATACCGTTTGACCATGCTGGAGCTTGGTTTGACGGATATTTCTATTTAAGAAGAAGGAGGTTTTCATTATGTTGTACCGTACTCTGAAACGTATGATTGAAAGAGGTCAAACTGAGGGTCTGGAAGAGAAAATCGACATTTTCTTCGCTGTGGGCAAGGTCACTGAGAGCGAGTACCAGGAGCTTATTGGAATGTTGCATGCCGAGGTCTAACGTAAACAGGAGGAAGTTAAATTTTGACTATCAAAGATTTTCTTCTTGGTGGGGGCAGCTTGCTCCTGATCCTGATGACCCTGGTACAGATCGCCCCCATCAAAATCAATCCGTGGTCGGCATTGGCTAAAGCCATTGGGAAAGCCATCAACGCCGACATATCCGGTAGACTCGATGAAATCGGAGCGAAACTGGACGAACATATCGAGACGGATGGCCGCCGCACCGCTGACAGTTGCCGGGCTCAAATTCTGCACTTCAACAACGAACTGCTCCGGCCCATTTATCACACAAAAGAGGAGTTTGTGGAGGTGCTGGTGAAAATCGACGAGTATGAGCGGTACTGCGACGAACATGAGGATTATCCGAATAACCGGGCGGTCCTGGCCATTGAGAACATTCGGGAGGTCTATAGGGAGCGTCTGAAAAAGAGGGATTTCCTTCAGGAGAGCCAGCCCCGAATGGACGAGGGTGTTCCTCGCAATTAAGAGCGGAAAAAGGTGTAGGAGAGTCGGTTATTTCTTGACTACTCCTACACCTTGACCGTTTGAGCCCTGATATTGCTGGATTTTGAGTTTTTACAATAGAAACTAACTACACTTTTACCTGCTTCTAAGTGCTGTTAACTGCTGTAATACCAATGGTTTTCAGAACAGATAAGAGTAGTTAAAAGCGGGTAAGTGTAGGTAATTCGTATATTATTTCTGTACCATTCATACAACCATATTCCTACACTTCTTGATGTGGTTGATTTTATTTCTACACCTATACTCCTACACTGAAAGCGAGCTTGGCAAGGTCTATTTTATTTTCTCAATCTCCTCTCGAAGCCAAGTAAATTCGCGGCGCGTGTAGACCTTTTCTGTGATGTCGGAGATCTTGTGACCTACCATATATTTGATGGCATACTCATCCACCCCATAGCGTTTTGCCATGGTCACAAAGTGGGTGCGACCATCGTGAGGACGGTGCTCGGGGTTTAGTTTCAATTCATCACGGATACGCTCGAAGGCTTTCTGATACCGAGCATAGGTCAACTCAAAGTTCTTCTTGTTTCGGTTGTTGGGGTCTGCCCAGTTAAGCAGATACGGGCTTCCGATTGCTTCTGCTTCTCGATATTTTTTGAGTACCAGGTCCTGAATACGGGAATGAATGGGGACAACACGATTCTCACCGGCATCCGTCTTCATGCCGCCTTGAAATGTCCAGCTCTCTAAATCCACATCCTTTAGTTCCAGTAGTCCCAGTTCCTGAGGGCGCCAGCCGGAGTAGCACTGGATAAGCAGGATGTCGATACCATGTTTCTCATCGATATTATTCCAGAGCAATTCCATTTCATCATCTGTAAAAGCGATATGCCCCTTCTTTACTTTCTGGATCTCTTTGACGGTTTCTTCCGTGAGGTTGAAGGTTCTGGAATAGTTTCGATCCACTAACTCATATTCCAACGCATAGTCCAGCATCATGTTAAACATGGATTTGATTTGGTTCTTCATGGTGGCTGTTGGATGCTGCTCTCTGCCTCGAACAGTGGCCACGCCCTCTTCCATGCAGCCTTTTACATGACGGGCTCGAATGTCCATAACTCGCATCTTGTAAACTGCCGAACAGTAAGGCCAGGCACTGGTCACCGCCTTTGTACTCTTGACGGTCTTTTCGTATTCTGGAAGCCACTTGTCATAGAGCTCCTGCATGGTGATGGCTGTTCCAAGGTCATATGGATTCTTGTTATATTCCACCAGAGCGGCATAGGCATCGTTATAGGTGGCGAAGTATGATTCTGGCTTGAGCGGTTTGCAAATGGGTCTGCCATCAGAAGTTTTCCCCACAGTTACCATGGCTCGGAATGGATTTCTCAAATTACGATTTTTGATCTCACTGATCTGACCAAAGCCATTCGGCAATCGCCGTCGCTTGTTGGATTTGCGAGGTCTTTTTATTTTTTCAGAAGGTTTCAGAGGATATCCGCAATGAGGACAGGCATTTGCCTTATCGCTCACTGGCAATTCGCACTCTGGGCATTGGGTCAGCATAGGTCATCCCTCTTTTTCAAGGCTTTAATTTCTCGGCGTTCGATTTTGTCAACGATACGGCCGCCTACCGCATGGAGTAGAAAAACAAATAGTAGCGCACCCCAGGCTCGCTGATTTTTGTTGTACTCTTTTACGCCGCCCTGCATAGTATAGACTTCATGCAAATGCTTGGCTGGGTTCACGTGTTTCTTCATTGGGTGTCTCCTTTCGCAAGATTTACAGTGGGTTTTATGGAGGTGTTCTATATGAAATACATAACGAATGCACAAATCGACGAGCTTAATTTGCTTTTGGATAAGCATGGGGCGGCTTTGACAGCATTTTATAACGAAGGAATGAGACAAGGCGCCAAAAATGTGATCCATGGTATGATGATTGGCGCGGCGATTATTGCTGGCGTTCAGATCACAAGGGCAATCATCAGAGCACACAAGCAAAAGAACTAAATAGGAATTGGGGTCGCTTAATCAGCGGCTCCTTTTCTTTTTGCCCCTTGCGCCGCCTGCGGTGCTCCGGCTGCGGGGCAATCCACCGGGAACTGGGCGGTCTGTTCTTCCCCTACAAGCAGTACGAGGCCGAAGTGATATTCGGCGTACTGGAGGGGCTTATCACCTGCGAGACACTGGGGTTCGAGGATTACCCCTGCGAGATGACCATGCTCCGGTGGCTTTCGCAGAAAGCACAGCTCCTATTATGGAGAAATCCATAAGCGAAAGGAGTAAATGAGCATGAAACTGACACCTGTGGACCAGATACCGAAGATGAACGGCTATCACAAGCTGCAAGAGCTGATCGAGGAGTTTACGAACGGCGACGCTAAGATCGTAAAGGTGGAATTTAGCGAGACCGATTATAAATCCCCGGCGGTCTGCCGGTCTTGTCTGGCCGCGGCCATCAAGCGGTCGAAGCGTCCGGTCAAGGTATGGCGTCGTGGAAATGAGATATTCCTGAGCAGGGATGTTTGACAAAGGATCGAGCCGCCGTAACAGGCGGCTCTTTTCTTTTTCGGACGCAGGAATTGCACAGCCCTTTATGGAGGTGATTTCAATGGACAAAATCAAAGCACTCAACACCAAAGTCATGGCAAAAGACTTCGGACGGGTAGGCTTGGGCACACTGGCCATTGCAGCCGGAGCATTTCTGTGGGGCAAGTTTTTGTACGGCAGAGGTGTGCGCGGCTGCCAACGCTGGATGTGTGAGACGTTTCCGGACGAATACGAAAGCATGACGGAAAAGGTCGCTGATATGCTGGAACAGGACCATTGAGCAGGCCAAAACAGATTGAGACGCTCTCGCGGCGGCTCTTTCTTTTGTCTCCGGCGGTTATATTTCTAATTTAGATTAGCCCGGTTTAACCTAAGTTAGAAAACGGGCCCCGCAGATTTCGCAATTCCTATTATGGAAAGGAAACGGATAGATGCTGGTGGAAATCCAGCGGTGAGACACGAAGGCGTGCCGCCAAGTAATAACTTAATAAAAGATGGCACCCACCGGGCAACGGTTTTCGTTGGGCCGACCCTGAAGTCGTTTCCTTTTCTTTTTTTTCGCGCCGATTCAACAGGGGCCTTTATGGAGGTGAAGGTTATGGACACCAGGAAAATTCTTAGTGCGATCGGAACATTCGCGGTTGTGGGCGCGGTATCCACGGCAGGCGCGGCACTATGGACGAAGGTTCTGAACAGGAAGTTTCAAATGGTACAGCTCAAACTGACACACCCGAAGTCAGACAAAATTATATTCGTCGACTTCAAGAAGGCAAAGAGGGGCCGCTGACACAGCGGCTCTTCCCTTTTTATCCGCACAAAAGGCCGTCTCCTTTATGGAGACAAAACTTTTTAGGAGGTAATCAAGAATGAACAAGCAGAAATGGACAGAGAAGCCGGTCACCTGGGGCGGATATCTCAAACTCAGCGGCATTGTGACAGTCATCGGCGCGATTTTCAGCGCGGTGTATATCATTGCCATGTTTGAGCCGGCCTGGTGGATCGGGATTCGGAAGACGGTTGGAAA